CGCGGCGCTTCTGTTATCCCTGGCGGCGATGGCGACGCAACAACAGGCGAAGGCGGAATTGCTGTTGCCGCTCCAATTGATGTTCGCTACACAGTGGAGCGGATCAATAGCGTCGATTATGTGACGGCAGATCAGTTCCAGCGCGGAATGCAAAGTGCTGCAACGCAAGGCGCAAAGCAGGGTGAGCAGAATACGCTGAAGCGACTGCAAATGAGCAGCAGCACTCGTAAGAGGTTAGGAATGTGACTCAGTACGCTTTCGGTCATGCCCTGCGAATTAAGTCACAGGGCGAATTGCTTTATCGCTTCCAGAACTTTTTCATCAATCAAAACGCAACACACGCGGGCGCAAGTTATGACTTTGTTCCGTTTGGCTTTTCAGGCGTTACGGTCAATCGCACGGGTGATGGCCTTGAGTCATCCTTGGTTTTCCCCAACAATGATTTGACCCGTGCCTGGTCAGTCAAGTCGATCCAAGAGTATTGGATCATGGAAGTCGATGTCTTGATCCTTGATGAGGACAACGCAAACGGCAGCCACACGCTTGTCCATAGTTACGTTGGTCAGGTTACTGGCGGTCAATGGGATAACGTCTCGTTGAACCTGCAGCTCAGCTCTGTCCTTGATGCGGTTGGAACGGATATTCCGCGACGTTCTTTGACGCGCAAACTGGTTGGAAACCTACCGCTTACCAGTAATGTCCGATTGCAGTGATCTAATCGGAATGCCCTATCGGCTTGGGGCAGACGGTAGTGACGGGCATATCGACTGCATCCATCTTTGTTACGTGGCATTGGGGCGGATGGGCATTGAGCCGCCGCCGTTCAAGCAATCGTGGTATAGCGATAATAAGTGGACGATATGTCGTGACCTAATGCGTTGGGGTTTTCGGGTCGAAAAGCCTGCGTATGATGGGGACATTCTGCTGCTTCCGCAGCAATCCTGGGCATTCGCAGTCACATGGCAAACGGGGATTCTTTACATAAGCCCAATGTCAAAGAAGGTGCAATGGTCTTTGGCCCGAGCGTTTACAACGTTCCACTGCTTCCGTACGAGAGAGAATTAATAAAAACGATTGGGATCACGGAGGAAGAGTATAAAGAATTTACTGCTGAAGTTCGCCGCAGAGGTCGTGTTCGCCCTGCTGAGTATGCACATATTCCTGATATCAGATGTGAACCTGCAACGACAACTGCAATTCTTGTCAATTTAGCCATCAGCCTTGTGCTGACAGGTGCGGCTTATCTGCTAACACCAAAGCCCAAGATGCCTGGCGCAAAGCGTGAAGGCGGCGCCATTGATCTTGCTGGAGCGACAGGTGCAGGTCGTTTTACGCCAACACGCGGATTTGAAACCCTTGCAGAACTAGCTGATTACGCTTCGCCGGTTCCGATTATTTTCGGGCGATACCACTCTAGAAAAGATATCCAAACTGGCGGAATGCTGGTCACGCCAAGACTGATTTGGTCGCGGATGTTTAGCCATGGAACGTTCCAGCGAGCACAGTTATTGTTTGCCGTTGGTGAGCAAGGTGTTGGCAAGTCAGGTATTGCGGTGCCTGATCTTGAAGGCATTTTCTTGGGCAACAATGCCCTTGATCAAATTTATGATGACTTCTTTGCGTTCTACTGGAAGAAAAACTCGCAGAACACTAACAGCCCAAACGATTTTAGGATTCGAGTTGGGAACCATCAGTATGGCACCAAGGGTACGCCCGATTCAGGAGATCCTGGAGCGGTTGGCGGCAAAACAACTGAAGTCTTTGTTTGCCCTGATTTAGAGCAAGATAACGCTACGGCATTTTGTCAGGCTTATTCACCTGCCAATAGTACAGAGTTTGGCGTCTACAACCCGATTGCAAACGGTACGGGTTATCGGGTGAATTATGACATCATTTCGATTCCTGGAAAGGCCAAGGATCCTACGCCTGCGACAAGATCACAGGCTTTGTCGCGACTCAAGATTGTTGGCGATGAAAATTATTTCCGCCCAGTCTCTCAGGAAGGTCAAGGCCAAGCAGGGCATATCGGTGACGATGATCATACCCATAGCGTCATTAACGATAACCAGCTAGGGATCGGTCGTAATTACAGCCCAAGGATGGGCATTACTGAGATTATTAAAAACGGCAACGCAAGGACGTCAGGCGGAAATCTTGTCAAGACCATTTCAGACGTATCTGTAGATGACATCGCTAAGTTTGTGATTAGCGCATCATCAATTAAAAGCAATCAATATCAATATGAAGGAAGGGGCGAAAGCGTAGACGACATCAATAGCGATGTTGAATCGTTGCAGATTGCGGCTGATGACGCGATGCGTTTGGGCGAACTCTTTGAAATTGGTGGATGCATCTGGAAGGTAACTGCACGAAAGCTGACGCGGTTTGACTCAACCGAAGATCAAGTCATTGACCTGACTTGCATTGACGCAAGCCATTCGTTCAAGCGATCAGTGGGCGTTGTTCACCCGACAAGGGTCATCAAGCCAAGTGATGAATATATCGGGGACAGCGTTGAGGGCAAGGAAGAGCAAAACGTTGAGGAAGACTTCTACCCAATCAACAAGGTTTCCGTTGCGGTGGTGCGTAACAACCGCCCAGCCGTTGTGACTGAGATTGGCATTAAGAGCACTGTCTTTCAAGCGTTGAGGGGCATTTGCTCATTCAACAGCTTGATCACGCCAAACGAAATCGAAGAGTTTGGCGAGGACAACATTCAGATCAATACAGGTCGAGCGAATGGCTACATTGTCAGAACAACAATCTTCCGAGTCTTTGTTCGAAAGGTTGGCGATCCGAATGCAGCTTACGATGTAATCCCATTGTTTTTTGCAATCAGGGGTTCACGACCCACGGCTCAATATACGTTTATTCGATTCAAGAATAACGATTTAGGGGCTGCAGAACTGGAGTTCAAGTTTATGCAGATGTCTGCATCAGAACTGCGGGAAGTGCCTGGCAATCAAATTGTTTACGACATCTCGGAACCGAACAGCGGCATTGCTGGCGGTCTGACTAAGAAGACGGTGACGGTTGGGGCGTTGGGCGAGATGGAGGTTGCATTCCCTTGCAATCAATTCCAGGGGTTCAAGAAAAAATCGATTGAGCAGAATAAGGAGTTCTTCCGTAAGCCGCGCACGATTGCTGGAACGACAACAGGGTTTTACCCGGAGACCGTTGTCATTGAGGAGAATAGGCCCGAGAACATTTCAGCCAACCTTGCCACTGGCGACCTAAAGCGAGTGGTCAACATTGGCAGCATTGACGGGTCAGTGCAGGGCAAGTCTGGAGCGTTTCTGTATGACTTGGCTGGCGACTCCGACAGCTCGCAATATACAATCAACCAAGATTATACGTTCGAGACGCAAGAGTATATCTCGAACAGGACCAAACCCACCGAAGCGAATGAAGGTTACAAGCGGTCGTTGTATTTGCGTTGGACGCTGCAAAAAGTTGCGAATGGGGCGACTTATGCTGTGAACAACGGTCAGCAAACGACTTGGCGATTTAGGAAAGTTGAGGTCTTGGGTTGCGTTGCTGATGGAAGCATCGCTGACTTCAACACCAATGATGAGTATGAGATCAAGAGGGGCGCTCAGGCCACGAACATTTTGAGCGGTCACGCTAACTATCCAGATTCAAACCCGTTTGTCAACAATCATCCTGATGGTGATCTGCGATGGTCTGGGATGAAGTTTAAGGTGCAGGAAATAAGGTTTGAGGAGGCTGTTGACGGCAAAGCGCAAAGCTATCGATATGAGATTTTTGGCGACGCACGAGATTATCCGTTGGACACAACACGTCGCGTTGAGCAAGTTATCACTGATACGACTGGAGGTGTAACCAAAGACATCAAAATCAGGTTTACAGCGACAACAAAGCAACTGGCTGAAGATTATGCGTTGCAAAATAGGATTGGCTGGAGCACGCCAAAGCTGAAAGTCATTATTGACGGCACCACGACGACTAACTGGCCTGAAGGCGAAACTACGATTCAGACCTATAGCATCGGCTCTGACAATCCTCATCGGACTGTTTATGACAGGGCTGGCTTCAAGCTAAGAGTTGCAAGCCTGCAGGAAGTTGCCGTTACAGAGCCTGAGACAACACAAGGCGATGCGCTTTTTGCAGAGCGAACTCAGGTCAGTGACATCAGTTACTATCGCAGCCTTGTCGAGAAATCAAACGACAGCTCACCAGAGCACGAGATCGTCTATATCAACGAGATCCAGGAAAACAACAGCCTTCCCACGATGGAAAACATCACATTGGCGGGGCTATCTCTCAAAGCGGGTCGTAACTTTACCCAGCTTGATCAGTTACGTTGCTGGCTTGCCGAAGGCATCCCTGTGGAGCGGTTGCACCCTGACCTTGAAAAGGTTTACGAAAACACGTCAACTATTGGGCCAAGCAACCTGTTCACCGATCTGGTCTATTTTCTGCTGACTGACCAGATGGCTGGAGCGGGGGGCTTAATGGGAATGGATGGCGACAATGCTCCTTTGGTCGATAAGCAACAGCTTATTGAAACCAGCAAATTCCTGTTTAAGGAAAAGCTGTTCTTCAATGGCTCGATCGTGGATCGGTCGAACCTGAGGCAGTTTATTGCTGACATGGCGCCATACTTCCTCTGCAATTTTGTGATTACAGACGGTAAGTTTTCGATCAAGCCAGCGTTGCCAGTGGGTGGTCTTGGTGGCATGAAGGAAGGTGCCGTGCCAATTGAACAGCTTTTTACTGAAGGCAACATTCTGGAAGACAGCTACAAGATCGATTATTTGTCCTCTGAAGAGCGTCGATCGTTCCGTGCAGTGGTGCGTTACCGGCAAGAGCGGCCGAATACGTTGCCGGAAGAAAAGGCGATCAGTGTTGAGCCAACCAGTGAAGGGTATGTCAATCCTGGCGTTGAGCTGCTTCCGCAAGAGCAGTTTGATCTGACGCAATTCTGCACGTCAGAAAGTCATGCGGTTTTGGTCGCCAAGTATTTCTTGAGCCTGCGCAAGCTGGTTACGCATACGATCAGCTTCTCAACGACAGTTGATGGCTTGAACATTAAGGCTGGATCGTTTATCAAGGTTGTCACCCAGTCCAGTCCGTACTCAAGCGCAAGTGTTGGCACTGTGAATGGCTCCGGGGTGATTACAAGTGTGACTGACCTTTTGGATGGTCAATACACCGTCAACTATTACAGCGGTGATGCCAGTGAAGTGGAGCAAGGCGTCATGCCTGTCAGCAATGGCGTCGTGACAGACAGCACGTTCTATAACACTGTGTTCTCGGTGGTCAACGACGTTATTTCACAGAACGTCTATGTTGTGGAACAGCTGACTTTTTCACAGGAGGGCACTGTGGATATTGTGGCGTCAGAGCATCCCTGCTTTGACGATGGCAGCAGCAAGCTTGTTGACGCCATCAAAAACGATAGTTTCCGGGTGACCTGATGGCCTTTCCAAATTTAGTTCCAACCAGCCGGTCATTCGATGCTGGCGACTTTCCAATCAAGACGTTCAAAGCGCAGAACGGAACTGAGGTGCGGATTCTGTATGGCAGCAACCGCACCAACATGAAGATGGTGTTGACCTACAGCAATATCACTGATGCCAATGCTGCGCTGTTTTTAAATCATTACAACAGTGAAACGAGCGGTACTTTTAACACGTTTGATATTGCGAGCAATACGCGATCAGGCTGGACCGCTCTTGATAGCTATTTAGGAGCAACAGGGTCTGGCAACAAATGGCGTTATGAGAATGCGCCGCAACAAGTGCAGGTGCGACCTGGGATCAGCACTGTTACAGTGAATTTAATTGGTGTGCTCTGATGGCGAAGGTCTACAGCGGCAGAGATGGCGTGATGCAGCTGTCTGGCTCGACCATCGCCAAGGTCGTGAGTTTTTCAGTGCAATCAAACCTTGAAACACTGGAAACAACGACGCTGAACGAAAACCTGCGCAGTTATACGCCTGGCGTCACCGGTTATAGCGGTACAGCGAGCTTGTTGTATTACAAGGAAGATAACGGCAGCGTTAACACCACAAACCTATTGAACAAGCTGTATAAGACTGGAACGTCAGGCGTTAGTAGTTCTGACACCGTTGACTTGACGTTTCGTTGGATCGATGGAACCGATAACAACGATATCAAGATGACGGCTTATATCACCAGTGCGAGCATTGGGGCGGCAACAGGTGAGATCGTTCGCGCTGAAATTAGCTTCCAGGGCACTGGAGCGTTGACGACGGTAACGATTTCATGAGCATTTATCTTGGCACCTTTGGAAAGGTTGAGTTGCGTCGTGAGTTTGACGGCACTGACCTTCGATCGATCGTTAATACAAGCGATGTCAACACGTCGCGAAAGCGTCTGAGCTTTGACTTTCAGCTAGGGCAACTGATCACTGGCGATCAAGTTGAGATTACTAGCACCAATGGTGCTGCCTTGTCATTTTTCGACAGTTATACCAAGACGAGCATCAAGCGTTATATCAACGTTGATGCGTTGGGTGGCATCAGGTTTTATACCACGTTTGCCAATGCAATTAATGGTGGCCCAACCAATGCTGATGCTCTTGCCGTTCCGGGGGCAAACATACCGATCAAGGTAAGCGTTGAAAACGCTGATTATCGGGTTGTCGCTCAGGTCAATAGCTTTGAGCTGAACACGCAGCGAGAAACGATTGATACGACAGCGTTGTCTGATGAATTTCGCAGTCAGGTTAGTTCGCTGTTGTCTGGCTCAGGTCGGATGTCGTGTTTCTGGGAATATACCGGAGAGACAGCGGACGACTTGCCGCAGTACCTGTTGCAACTGGTTTTGCGCACTAAAGTTGGCGGTCAATTTCGAGCCAAGTTTTATTTAAAGACAAGCGGTCATAATCCTAGCGGCATCGCCGCAAACGCAAATGATGAAATCTGGTACGAATTTGACGGGGTATTAACATCCTGTGCTTCTCAATTTAGTCCATCAACAGCGGTTCAATTTACTGCTGATTTCGTAACAACCGGTGAAATAGCACTTAAGGTCAGCCTGACGCCAACTGACAAGCTCTTGCAGGAGAATAGCGATGACATACTCTTGGATCAAGATGGCACAGCTAAGCTGTTGCTAGAAAGTTCCGACGTTTAAGCCGAGGAGGCTGATCAGCAATGGCCGATCTTAAAATCAGCGAACTCAGCGCTCTGGCTGGTGCGAATCTAGTCGCGGCCGATGAGCTGGCCATTGTCGATGATTCTGCAAGTGAAACCAAGAAAATTACGGTTTCGGACCTGATTGCAAATGGCGTCACCCTGATCAGTGACGACACCATTCCAGGTGCCAAGATTTTGTTTGGTGCGGGGGATGTCTCCTCTGCCGCGATTGCTGATTCTGCGGTTGCAACGGCGAAGATTGCTGATGATGCAGTCACGGCGGCAAAGCTTGCCGACGAATCAACTGTTGATCTGGTTACAACGCTGCCTGCATCTGGAGCGTTTACCGGTCAGCTGGCACTGGATACTGACGACAATAATTTGTATTTGTGGGACGGATCTGCTTGGCAGAACATTGTTGCCCCTGGTTCGGTCAATACCGTTAGCGGCAGCACCACTGGCGAGATCAACATTGTTGCTTCGACTAGCGGATCAACCGTCACGATTTCTGCAACGATCGATAACACCACGTCTGCTGCTCAGTTTTTAGCAGGACCAACGGGATCTGGTGGAACGGTTGGTTATCGCACGATTGTTGGCACTGACCTGCCTGTTGCGACGACTTCCGACAAAGGTGGTGTGGTTGTTAATGGCAATGGTCTCGTCATGGATGGCGACACCCTTGAAATTGACAACACCGTTACGTCTAGTGCAACACATCATGTTGTCACGTATGACGCCAATGGTCTGATCACTGGCGGTCGTGTTATTGCATCTGCAGATCTCCCGATTGCAACGAATGCCGCAGTTGGTGGTGTTATTGCTGGAACTGGTCTGACTGTTGATGTTACCGGCAACCTGAGCATCGACAATAGCGTCACGCCTGGCACTTATACGAAAGTCACGGTTACCAGCGAAGGCGTTATTTCTGCTGGCGATACGCTTGCAGCTGCTGACATTCCAGATCACTCAGCAGCAAAGCTAACCTCTGGAACGATCGGCACCAGCTTGATTGCGAATGATGCAATCACGTCAGACAAAATGGCGGATCAATCCACCACAAAGTTTGGCGGTGCAGCAGGCAGCGATAATGTTACTATCTTTCCGACTGGTGATTTTAAAGGTCAGTTCTTTTACGACGAAACGACCCAAGATCTTTACATCTACACCGGATCATCATTTGTCCCGATCACGGTT